GGCGGCTCCACGGAGAACCTGTCTTGGAACGATGCCATGCGCCGGGTGCCGTCTGATATCCGCAAGTTGATGAAGCAGATGCAGGGTGACTACACCCGGAAGACTCAGGAGTTGGCTGAACAGCGGAAGGAGTTTCTGCGTGAGCGGGAGGCTCTGATCAAGGGGAGCCGGGAGATCAAGCAACCGGAGAGCATCCCGGAGTATGACCCCTTCAACGAGCAGAGCATCAACGCTCGGATCGAAGCAGAGGTCGCCCGTCGCCTTCAGGAAGTGCTCCAGCCGATGGAGCGGGAGTATCAGACGATGGCTGCTGAAGACTCCTACCGCACCTTCCTCGCAGAACATCCTGACTTCAAGACGGATCAAGGTCTGCGCGATGAGGTGCAGGGGATGCTTGAGGCAAACGCCAACCTCGATCTGGAAACCGCGTATTGGGCTGCTCAGGGTCGCCGCAGTCGGCAGAAGAAGCAGGAGGAGAGCCAGTCCCGCGCTGCCCGCCGCCGTGCCCAGAAGGAGGCGGCTATCAAGGGCACGTCACCTGCTCGCCGCCCCAGCGGGTTGAAGCAGCCCTCCAAGAAGGATCTCAAGGGCATGAGTGCTGCGGATATCTATGCACTGGCTCAGTCCATGCATCGGAATAGTTGATGGCACTCCGGTAAAATTAGTATATACATACACTTATACGGTTATATATACTTAAAGGGGCTGAACACCCGTAAGGCTTCAGCCTCACCCCGCGACGGCACTCCGGTACGGAACACGCCAAGAAATCACGTTCCACTTCATCCTCCGTACCGGAGACTTCAATGCCTACGCAGTCGATTCTTTCGACCACCCTGCAGCTGCTGCGGGATAAGCTGGTCGATAACTCGTATATCGCGCACCCCCTGCTTCGTGCAGTCGAGGAGAACGGTAACCTCGTCAAGATCAGCGGTGGTGCTCGCGTCGAGCAGCCCGTCATCTTCGGGGATCACTCCAGCATCACCGAGTTGAGCAACGGCTTTGAGCCTGTCTCTCTCGCCGTGACCGACCCCTTCCACACCGCGCTGTACGAGTTTTCCAACTTCACGCAGCCCATCGTTCTCTCGCAGGTCGAGAAGGTCGCCAACAAGGGTGATCTCGCGGTGGTCAACATTCTGGAGTCGAAGGTCAAGAACGTCATGCTCTCCCTCAAGAAAGAGGTGAGCAAGCAGATCATTCAGGGATCTTCCGGCGTCCTGACCACCCTCCAGACCCTCAACGGCATGGGCACCGCGACCATCCCCGCGATCACGACTGGCTGGTTTGAGAGCGGAGCTTTCGGCACCCAGACCAACACGGTCGGCGGTCTGAGCAAGGGCACCTTCGCCGCAAACAACTGGCAGAATCAGTCGTTTGACTCCACGGGCACCCTCGCTCTGGAGCATATCGACAACCTGATGATCCAGTGCCAGATCTACAACCCGTCTGGTCAGCGTCCCGACATTCTGCTCATGTCGCCCAACTGCTTCGCCGCCTTCATGGGTCTTCAGCAGTCTCAGGTTCAGTACATCTCGGCTTCTGACCGTGAGGGTCTGGACAAGGACATGGTCGGTATGTGGCGTTCGGCGCGGATTTACGTCGATCCGAACCTCGGCTTCGCCAACGCTGCTGGTGATGTGGTCAGTGCCTACGCTCTGTCCTCCGACCAGTTCCAGCTCTACGTTGACACCGATGGCTACATGACCATCAGTGACATGGTTCCGGTTCCCGGCACCGCAACGTCCGCGAGCATGGTCTTCAACCGGATGCAGTTGAGCACCGGGCACCTCGCCTCTCACGGCGTCATCCTCAACGCGGAGGCTTGAGAAACATGGCTACTTCTACTCTCATTCAGTTTCTTGCTGAAGGTGAGGAGGCTGCAACCTCCCACCGTCGCCAGATCGAAACCTTCCTCGCCTCTGCCGCGATCACCGCTGGTGATTGGGTGCAGTTTGATACTGCGGCTACCGGGGCAGATCGCGTCCTGAAGGTCACCAACGACACCAACCTGTTCGCCACGGGCAACCCGCTGATCGCTGGTGTGGCTCTGGATACCGTCGCCGCTGGCGAGCGCATCCGGGTCGTTGTCGCAGGCTATGCGGAGGGAGCCAACGTCGCTGCCGCCGTCAACGCCGCTGGTATCGCTCTGGTGGTGGACAACACCTCCGCTGGCCGTGCTGTCGCGATTGCTGCTGCTGATACTGCTCCCGCTTGTGGCGTGAGCCTTGAGGCTGCTGCCAACCCCGGCGACACCTGCGACGTTTGGGTCTTCAAGAACTTCTGAGGAACGGCACCCTCCTGCCCCTTCCAGCCCGTATCTTCCCCCTGTATGAAGGTGCGGTGATCTGGAAGGGGCTTACCTTTATAGGGATCTTCAAGTATGAACCTCGGTAATCTCATAGACTTCTGCGGCAATCTGCTTGATTATGATCCCGTCAACGACACCTACCGTGAGCAGTTGGTTGCTCTGCTGAACGATTCGCAGACCCGGCTGCTCACTGATCGGCATTGGGCATTTGCTCAGAAAGAGCGGACGCTCAAGACCTTGACCGATCAGACCTTTGACGTTGCTCTGAACAACGGGAGTGCCGTCGCTATCGGGATCTTCCCGGTGTCCCTTGATCCCATCCTGCCGGGATCACGGTTTGAGTTGGCGGCTATGTTCGTCCCGCAGGTCAGCGGATCAGGCGTAGCCTTCACTCAGAAGTACGAAGTCCGGTACATGACCACGGCTGGACAGGCAATCCTTGACCGGGACTTCGACGGGGTGACGGGCGTTTACACGGTCACCTTCAAGTGGCGGGAGGTGTATCTCCCGGCTGACTCCACCAACGTGATGAACGTGAGCGACCCCACTATTGGGATTCCGCGAAAGAGTCTCTTTCTCAGCAAGTGGGAGAGGGACGACGTTGAGTTGGATCCAGACCTGCTCGGCTCCATTGAAGCCTACCTGCCTTCAGAGAGCCGGAACATTCCTGCTCCCACGGTCCCACGGGGGGTCGCTGTGGTGGCTGGAGCGGGTCAGGGCGTGCGGACAATCAACGTGTACATGGTCAACGTCATGGCACCGAGATCACAGCCCTTCAGCCTGTACCGTCCCAATGTCAGCGCAGGCTTTGAGTCTTCTCTGAGCAAGGTGGCGACCTACAACCTGACGGCGACTCAGACGCTTGAGTTTACGCCGGAAGCCCTGAACAGTCAGACCGGGCTGTATCGCCGCTACTACTTCACCTGTCCTGAAGCCAACATTCTTGCTCCCGTGCGGATCAGGAACGCCAACGACGAGCAGGGTCTTGGACTGGCAATCGGCGTGGACACCGTGCCTCCTCCGGGCACCATGACTCTGAAGCCTGATCTCAGCCTGAACACGCTGGAGAGCCAGCCCTTCCAGAGTCAGTCTGTTCGATACGAGTGGAATCAGTCTGCTGCATATCGAGCCATCAATCTGTATCCTCATCCATCCGCTGATCAGGATCTCACGGTCAGGGTGCTGACGGCTCCCAAGAAGATGCAGGAAGACCAAGACTCCCCTCTGATCCCAGCGGCATACGCGCAAGTGATTGCGTATGCAGCACTGGAGCAGTTGACCCTGAAGGTGGACAACCCTGCTCTCAGTCAGGTGTACGAGCGGAAGAAGGCTCTCTTGGTCAGGTCTTTAGAGGCTAAATACCTCGGTGAAGTGCCTCGGAGGATCATCAAGGGCACCCCGTCAGCCGGATACCGCTACATGACCAATCCCTTCGGACCTCTGAAGTTTACGCCATGAATCAAGAAGTCTACGAAGTCCCGGTCGCTGGCGGTGTAGAAACCAGACTGCCACAGGTGCCAGAGAACGCTGGCATCGCTCTGAACCTGATCTCGGACAAGAAGACCGGGGGATGGTCAACCCGTCTTGGCTACGAGAAATACTTCCCCAACGAGACAGGCTGGCTTCCCTTCACGTCTGCCATGACCATCCCCATCAACATGGGAGCGATCTACAGCCTCCATGTTGCTCAGGGTCTTGCGGGTGGAGCACGTCAGCACACCATGTTTGAGGCTGACGGGTCGCTGTACCTGCTCTACGAAGCCTCTGGAGAGCCGTCAACGCTTCTGACGCTGGCGACAGGGCGACACCAGCCCACGCCCACTGAAGCGGCTTCTTGGTACACTGACACGCCCTACGGCACGGTCATCACCAACGGTGTAGATCGACCCGTGCTGGTTCAGCCGTGGCCGCTCGGTCAGCACACCCCTGAGTTGTTCGCTCAGTCCATGATCCCGTTCACCATCAGGGACTTCGGCTTTTCGGGACCGCCTGCCCCTGTCGAGCCTCATCCGAACACCCCGTTTGAGATCGTCAGCCCTCTCATCACCCCGGCACCTCCGGGTGGTGGTCGTACAACGCTGTGGACGCTCTCAGAGTCGAACGCAATCACCGATGGAGCACGGTGGGGGCTGGGTTTTGCGAC